TCTTTGTATTCATCATGCAATGCTGGAGTGTTGTTCCAAATCTCTTTGGCCAATTCTTCTGCAGACCCTTCACCAGGATGATAGGATTCTTTTTTTCCTTGTTCGTCTCTATACTGTTTTGAAATAATTGCGTATTCTTGTGGTTTTAATTCATGCACTTGTTTGTTGTGTGTTTTCTTTAACCAATCACGAAATTTATACTCATCTTCTATGCTGCCTTCGGTTTGAGTGGTTTCTATCAATCCCATATCAGCCAATCTAGTGGTGAGCCAATTGATAGGATCGCCATCTTTAGCGGTGTATGTACCATAAGGCATATCTCCATTATCGTGGTAATAGTTGGCCAATTCTGAATACAACTCTTTATGATTGTACAAGTCATCTCCTGCGTTAAATTTTTTGTAAGCATCTGGATGTTTGTTCAATATTTGCTGCACTTCTTTTTTTTCTTGAGATTGCGAAGATTTGCCTGCATAGGCCTGAGCCTGAGGTGATTGGTTTGGATTCATGTCAGCCACCGACTCATTGGCATAGGCACGGTTCATAATCCTGTCATATGCCATGTCATAAATTAAACCGTAATGCTGGTCTTGTAAAATTTCTAATTCAGCATCTGACAGCTCAGTGCCATCCATAAAAAATGCTTTCGTAGCATAGGACTCCGCAGCAGCATCCTTCTCAGCATCTCGGCCGCCCGTCAATGCCCCTAATTCTAGCTCTATGGATTGCACGTCCACTTGCTTGCCCTTAATCATGATGGGCTTGTTATCTTGTTCCTGCTGCAAGCCTGCCATATCCATGGCATCTTTGAGTGTGTATTCTTTGTCGCCCACTTTGAATTTGTCGCCTGGTTTCATGCCTGCTGCTTTGGCTTTTCTCACTGCTTGTGCAAACTGATTGCCTTCAGTGGACATCTTCATGTCACCAGTGCTGATTCTTTTGGCCATGTCAGGTTTCTTATCCTGTATGTAGGCCATGATCAAAGGTCTGATACAAGCATCGCTGTCCTTCTTACCAATCTCTCTGATTTGATCATTTAAATTGGCATCATCTATAATGCCTTCCAAACTTTCCAATCCATTCACTCCATTTATACCTGCTGGAAAATGATTCTTCATCAATAGATTTAATTTGTCCAATGCTTGTTTTTGTTCTTCAGAATCAGATGAAAACAATGTGTTTTCTCCTTCGTCAATGATTGAATCTAAAATTTTTTCAAACTGATCAATGGGATTGATGTTGGTTTCAAGCATGCTGCCCAAAACTTTTTCCACACTTTGTGGAGCAGCATTGGTGTAAATCAATATGCCTTGATAATTGCCTTCGTCAGGAGTAACCTCTGATTCAATACCAGACTTCTTCAATAAATCTTGTATGGTGAAAGCGTCTTTGTCTGACACTGGTCTACTTCTGTCAAAATCTCCAGACACATTATACTTTAAATATCTTGTTTCTGTGCTGCCTTGATAACCAGATGCTTCTGTTTCAAAATCTTCAGCAGTGATTTCTTTGATTGGTTTTTGAGTGACCAATTTGTAAATGTAAGGAAACACTTCTTGTAATTCATCGTTGAAAGTTTTAATTGTTAATTCATCAATCCAGTTTTCTTTTACATCCTCTGGCACTGTTAAAGTTTCGTTGGTTTTAAAGTTTTCTTTGGTCAATCTATAAAAACTTTCTTTTTGTAATCCTTGAATGGTTTCTTTAATTTCTTCTATTCTATCATTGATTACTGAAGAGTATTCTTTTAATGTTTCAGCCATCACAGAAGATCTATTCACATAGTTTTTAAATTTTTTTAATTTATAAAGTTCTTCACTCAGTCCCACAATGTGTTTGCCAAAATCATCATATGGTTTGCCACTTTCGCTCACGTGACGTGCCATTGCTCTAGCACCATTGATGTGTTTGAATGGATATTTGAATCTTTCACCTTCGGAACTTTCAATGTATATGGAATGAATTCTGTGAGTACGACCAGCAGCCATGTCTGCATCCACTGCTGCAGAATGTTTGATGATCAGTTTGCTGTCACCTATGTTTTGAAAACTGGTTTTGTTGGTGCCAGTCAATGCTGCTTCTGTTACTTCTTTTGATTTTGTCATAGCACTTAAAAAATTATAATCTCTTTTTTCCAAATTGCTTTTGGTTATATCTCTAGTGTCAAATGTCATCATTCTTGACTTGGCAAACTGTCTCAGTTCTTTTAAAAAACTAAACCAATTTTCACGAGCCACCAAATCTTCTGTTTGACTCAAATCCGCACTGTGTATCACCACTAATCCGTCTTGCTCACTAATACTTATGCTGACCTTGCCCAAAACCTTATCACCTGCTTTGAAATCAAAATCAAAAAATCTTGCTGAATTGGGATCATTGGTCACTTCTGCTGCTTGATTGCCTATAGACACCGACGGAAATCGCCCCCTTATCTTGGCAAATAGCTCTTTAGACGTGTCATTTAGGTTCATGCTAGTATTTAGTTGTTAGTGGTGCTGATAAACACTGGCATGGGCAGTATGCGTTCTCCACCATCCTCATCATTTTCCACCTGCAAGAATGAATTGTAGATTCTAGGATCCCAATCTTTCAGTATGCTGACTATTCTTAAAATCAACAGCACAGCACTGATAAGATCATCTGTTTCTCCAGATTTGGCTTTGAATCCTGATCCCACTGCCACGTATGTTTTTAATTCACTGATCAAAGCCTTGCTGCTGATGGTCATTTTATTGTTTTCAATCATGCCTTTCAATCTGCTACAAGCACTGATTTTGGTTCTGTGTGTGGTATTAAATCCTTTTCTAAATTTTCTTATGTGTCCTTTTCTTATGGGTTCACTCACAAACAATCCTGGAATGTTTTCTTCACCAAAGTCACTGATTACCAGCAGTGCTGCTTCACCTATGGTATTGTTTTCCACACTCCAATAGATGTTGCTGGCAGATGGACTTTTGCATTCTTCTTTGATAAATGTTACAATATCTTTTAATATTCTTACCTGTTGTGGTATGGGTGTTTGATTGTGTCTCCACTCGGCCACTTGTTTAAATGATGGCACTTCGAACACTTGAATAGCAGCGTAATCTCCACCAGTGCCCATGGCAGGATCCAATGATATCACATAGGTAGCAGCAGGATTTATTTTTTCATACCATCTGGTTTGGCCCATGGTTAATATGGGTTGCTTGCCTTCCAATGAAGCAAGTACAATACTGTTTACCAATGTTTCGTCGTAGACTAAAAATTCGCAACCATATTCTCTTCTAAATCTTTCTTCTCCTATACGTGCCAATTCACTTTCTTTCCATTTTTCATCTCGTTCTGGATGTTCATTCCAAGATGCTGTGTAACCAAAGAATCCATTTATTCCCATTTCAGTTTCATTGCCATGTTCGTCAAAATTATTTTGTGATTCTTTCCATATCACAGCAAACTCATCTTCATCTGAGTTGGGAGTGCTGGTTATGATTGCTCGACCTCCTGTTGCTAATGTGGGAGATATTGAAGTCCAGAATTCTCTGGCAATGGTTGGATTAACGAATGCAAACTCATCACAGTATAACAATGATATGGACATACCTCTACCAGTGTTAGAAGTGGTAGTGGCTGAAACTATTCTAGATCCATTCTCAAATTCCATAGACCCTTTGTTGTAGTTTACCACACCCGCTCTGATGTGATCTGGACACAATTCATATCCATAACGAATACGTTGCATGATCTCTTGAGCGCCTGTGTATTTGTGAGCAGCAATCAATATGGTTTGATCAGGATGAAACATGGCATACCACAACAGATATGATGATGCACAAGTAGTCTTGCCACTTTGACGTGGCAACATGTTTATGTTAAATCTATATTTGTGATAAGTGTCCAACAGTTTGGTTTGATATGCATAGGGTTCAAACAGCAGTTTGCCTCTCACAGGATGTTGAATATTAAAAAAATTTTTAGCAAAATAAAGATATCCCAGAGTGGCATCTGCACAAGCAGCCAACTCATTCAATTGTGATTCAGTGTATTTTTCCCTGGTGTGTGCTTTTTTGGTAAGAACTCCATCCAGACTTTTGGTACTCATATGTAGTACTTATCTGATTAAATGTGAGGTAATTTGTTTGTGAAGTGATTATTCTAGTTCAATATCTTCAAAAGAATCAGAATTTGAATCAGGATTTTCAGAATTTATTCTATCCCAAATATCTGCATGTCTTTGACCGTGTTTTTTGATGAATTCATCTTTGGTCATTTCAGCTGCGTCTGATTCCATGTCCATCAACCAACCTTTGACTGCACCTTCTTTAAAAGCAGCATAGTCTTGAATCAATTGTGATTTAATTTTTTCTGCCAATGAAATTTCATCTTCTTTCACAGCCATTGGATTGTCACCTGGTTGACTTCTGGCATACATTTTTTTCTTTTTATGAAGGTCATCACCTGTGGGATCCACTGTGTCTGGTATTGTGGCATATTTAGGATCTGGAGTGGTGCTGGCTTGATATCTGTCATCCTCACCCACTGATTTCTCTTCAGCTTCTGTGGGAGCAGGTCCGATCACTGCTGGTGTTGGAGGAGTTAATCCTGCATTTTTAAAAATTTGATACATGGCTTGAACTTCGTCAGGCGTATTGCCATACATGTTCACACTGATAGCTGCTGCTTCTGTGAGATTAGACTTAACAATCTCGTTAGTGAGTTCTTTGGGGTTTTGAACTTTGTCAATCTTACTCAATATGTCTCTGATATCCATAACTCTATTTATCGTGTTTGACTTTGGTTAAAGGTGATGCAGAGGCTTTCTCTTCTCTGTCCTGCAATTGTTTTTCTTTTTTATTCTTTGAATCTTCTTTGGCCAAAGTGATTGCTTTTCTGTCTTTTTCCATCTGTTTTAAAATTTCTGTGACTCTCTTTTGTCCCACTTGATCTTGTGCTTTCTTATCTGCTTGCTCCAATGGTGTTTCAAGTTTTGCTGCATAAGGTTCTTCTTTTTTGTCTGTGGGATAATCCGCATGCTGCACGTCTGTTCTCACTATCACATGACTCATTGGAATCTTTGTGATCAAACTCACGTATTGTTCTAAAATTTCTGGAGTGGTAGGATAGGCCAATTCAGCATCAAAGTATGTGACTTCCATGTTTTGTAGTTTAGGGAAATCCAATGGTCTTTCTGTGATTGGAGTTTTTTTGCCTTTGGACAAACTCACTGTTTCATACTTGCTAAGTGCTTGTTTCAAAGTGTCATTGATATTTTCAGGCAATTCACCAGCTAAACCCAATTTAAATCTGTAGGTTTTTTTGCTTTCTGCCAGTATTTTTTTAAATTCTGTTTCCATATGTGTTTATTTATCCATATTTTTAAGTTTTTCAATCAAACTGTTACGATCAGTAACCACGTAGCCTTCGCCCTGTACCATGTTAGAATCGTCAATTCCGCCATCTCTGTCCATCTTTTGCTTGCGTATCTGTAGGTCTATCATTTTGAGCTTTTTGTCTATTTTGGCAGCTTTGGCTTCCAGTGTGGTTTTCAGCATATTGCCAGCCACTTCAAACACTCTACCGCTGTATCTGCTCTCCACGTTCATGCCCAAGTCCATCAAATCGTCATAGGCAGTCATGGCTTTTTTGGCTATTTCATCCAGTTCTTCATCAGCTATTGTGCCCAAATCTTTCACCATGGGCAGTGCTGCAGTGATCTTGTCAAACTCAGCAATATCTCGCAGGGTTTCTTTTTGAGCATCCAAAGATTTTTCTTGTTCTTTTTTATTTTTTTCTTCCATCACTATGTCTTTGGATTCTGGTAGATTCAATAGATCTTCTAATTTTTTGGTCATGATAGTATTATTTATCGGCGCTTGCTGCCTTGGTGAAAAATATCGGTTTCGTTGATCACCCTGAACTTTAAACCCTTTTGACGACACCATACCGTGGCAGCTTCCCATTTGGCTTGATTCAAAATGTAGCTGGCTTGATTGTTTAAATTTTTTCCCACTTTTTCTTTGAGTGATTGATTTTGTGGTTTGATTTCAACTATCTCTGCATGTGGTTGTCCACCTTTGTCCACATAGTTGATAAAAAAGTCTGGCACATATATGGTGTATCTTCCTGTGAGAGGATTTCTGTAAGGTATTCTCACTGCTTCACTGGCCCATTTGGCAATAGAAGGACTTTCATCACAAAATTTCATAAAAGCAAATTCCCAACTGGATCTGTACAATGGGTCTTTGGTTCCTAGATATTTTTCAGGATTTTTTAAAGTGAATTTACCTTGAGCAAAACGTCGAGGCATCTGATTATACCACTATGTTGCGTTTTTCGAATTGGTTCTGATTGTTGGTCACTTTAAATCCTAGGGTTGAAATCTTTGATCTGTTCACATTTAAAATTTCAGTAACTACATTACTGAGCTGTAAGTCTGTCAATCCTTTTAAGGTATCCAACAGTAAAAAAATTTTTACATTATCTAATCTTGCTTGGGTCAATAAAATTGTGGCAACGTTTATTGCAGCAATTTTCTCAAATTTCCTTTTTTCAAAGAATCCTACCACAGCATCCACCTCTCCAGCGGGAAAACTTATTGGGTTAGTAAAATATTTGTCAAAGAATGTTTTTACAGGTTGGGCGCTGTCATTGTTTATGATTGTGGCGTTGCTGATCGTTCTCGTACCCGCCTGATTACTTTGTTCAGCAAGCGCTCTTGGATTCACTTGATCTCTTGGAGGTATTGATTCACCAAATAATGTGTCTGATGTTCCTATAAAATCATCTGTCGCAACTGGAAAAATATCTTCTGCCATATATTATAATTTTTTTAAATCTGCTGTTGTTGTGTCATTGCCAGCGGAGTTATTTTTTGGAAACACGGTGTTTATGAAGCCACCAACTCCTTTAGTGCCTATGGTTCCTATACTTCCTGTTAATATCCTAAATCCTTCTTCTCTCAGACCTTCTTTGCTTAGACTTTTAAAATTTTTTAAACGATTGGCCACCGATATGGCATTTTTAAGAGTAAAAAAATTATTTTTAGTGCCTGTATCAACATCACCTATGGCGTCTCTGTTTGAATTTATGCCTCCAATCGCGCTCAACACCCCACCCAAACCAAATAGGCTTCTAGTGCCTCCGCCAGCCAAAGATAATGGGCTTGGAGTTTTATCATAATGTATGTCTCCGAATCCTTTTGGAGCTAAACCTCTTTTTACAGGACCTCTGCTGTAAAAAACTGTTTCATACTCTATAGTCATTGTACTGGCTGCTGGATCTGGGTTGCTGGAGTTCATCGTGTCATGTTGCCACATGCTGATCAGAGGATTTACCAGAGTGTAACAAGTGTATCTGCCTCTGCTCATCTGATAGATTTGTATTGATGAAAAAAAAGGATTGAATACATCATTATCCATACCAAATCTATATTCATTGTGTTCGGGACCTTGGAGTTGATTACCTTTACTGAATTGTCTTGGCACTGTGTTATCTTTTTTGTTTCCATATGTTCCGTCTCTGAAGTGATATCGATAATACATCTCCCACATAGCAGTGGTTATTCCGTAATTGTCGTCGTGAAATACTATTGTGATTGGATCATATTCTAATTTTGTTTGAACTTTTCTTCTTTTGTTATACTGATTCTTTGATTCTGTCTGCACAGTAAATTTAGGCAGATCCACAGATTTGACCAGCATGTTTAATTCTTCTTTTATTGTGCGTTCCTCACCATTTTTTCTTATGAAGGCCAGTGCTTTGTCATTCATGTTGAAACATACGTGATAAAGGAATTTCTGCTTGGGAGCGAGCTTGAAACTGTCGTCCACAAATAATCTTGCTGCATGCTGATAATCGGCTAGATTGCCTTTGGGATTAAGTGCACTGGAAAACAAATTATCTAGAAATCCTTTTAAATATTTGGCCATACAAATATTTAGTCTACGCAATATGTGCGTATTAAAAGGCTTTATTTGACTTAGATTAGACTATATTCCGCCGCTTGTGGCAAGAGTGTTAATGGTACGTCCAACTGCTGTGCCTACACCTGTGCCTTTTGGTGTCTGTATGGCGTTGTCATATACTATGCTTAACTGCACTGTGACAGGGTCATTGCTGTTGTACGCTAAGGTATTGTAATTGGCTGTCTCTATGTAGCAACCATACAATTCAAAAGTTTCTAAAATATTGGCAGCGTTGGCAGCATTGCCTCCGTCCAACACTTCTATTCTGGTTAAGAATTTATAGTCAGCTCCAGACGCTGCAGCAGATTGTTCGAAGAAATCAAATTGCTTCTGTAACTGTTCGCCCACTAGTCTTTGAACATTGTTGCTGACATCTTCTCTCAGGTTCAATGTGATTGGTTCCCAAGAGTGTTTGCCTGCAAGATAAACTTTAGAGTTATACACATCCAAAGTAACTTTTTCAAAACTTACATTTGGTCTGGTCACATCTATCACTTGTTTAGTTAATTCTGTAGTTGGAGTAGACACGCCAAAATTTTCCAAAGAGACTCTGAAGCGATACTGAAGCTTCGGCATCAACAAGCCTTGATTGCTAGCGCTTTGATTGCTTGCTAAAGGGACTGTCAGTTTAGATAGTGTAGATATACTCATTGTTTCTCCTATATATAATATTTATGTCTTATATTATGTTGACGATATTTCTCCTGTATTTTTCAAACGCAACGGTATGTAGATGAACTCTACAGCTTTCACTGGTTCAATAGCTATGTCCAAATACAATTCATTACGATCTATTCTAGCCGGAGTGTTGTTGCCTTCGTCACACTGTACCAAGTAATCATATAGGGCTCTTTGTCCTACTAATTCTAACAATAAACTTTCTGTTTGTTGCTTGATTTCATCTCTGGTAATTTTATCGTTGGGTTCAAATATATAAGGTTTGGCCAATCTGTTCAGTTGGCTTCTTAAGTATATCACCAAACGTGCAACATTGATTCTGTCCAATGCCGAAGCATTTCTAGCTCTGGTCTTTTGACCATAGTTGACTAAACCAGCACCTGTGATGAAAGTGATTGGATTCACATTGTTGGAATACAAAGTGTCTCTTTGACCTTCATTTAGGGTCACACTCACAAATTCTCCTTCTGCGTCCACATAGCCTGCTGAAGAAGCATTGGTAATGCTACCACGTCTTGTGCCTGCTGGAGCGAACCATGGAAAAGAAACCTGATCGCTGAGTGCAAAGGTTCTCAATATCATGTGACTGGCCGGAACCACCACATCGTTGCCAAAGTTATCACTGGTAAATCCTGATGGATAAAATACTCCTAGATATTCATCTTTAGAGACTAATCCGAAATCATCATCCTGCAGTGAATTCGCTTGGTTGGTAGCCCAGTTGCTCAAAGAAGTTGAGTTTGGTTCCAATCTAAATGGTGTGTCTCCTACGATAAACGCTGTTAATCCTCTTTCAGTGTTTAAATTAATCATCTCATTGATCAATTCTGGATATCCTGGACATGCCATAAGATTGAATATTCTAGATGCATCATCTCTGATCTGATCATTAGAGTTCAATAAAGCCTGCAACGCCTGCACAACAACTTTTCGCTGAGCCAATCTGCCAAAATTTCCCGCTCCGTTCTCTTTGTTTGCGGATTCAGTTTTCCATCTGTGAGGGAAGTAATTGTTCATCACTTGATTTTGGTAACGAATATTATTTGCATTGGTGTCAATAGCATTTCTAACAAATTTTTTCACGTTGAATCCACTTCTGCGAGTGTTGAACAACAACATGCCTTGTGGATAAAGATCTGGATCTGGAGCATCAGGATCTAGGAAATTACTGCTTAATAATTCAACTATAGTGCCTTCTGGAGCTTCATCTGCTGATGCGCTTCCACCAGTGGTGCCATATCTTGCATCAGCAAATAATATGCCATCTTCAGTGGTTTGGTCAGAAGTTATCACTTGTTCAAATTCCTGTGCAACTGCATTGAATTTGTACAAAAGAGGATAATTTTCAGTGTCGCTAGAATCAATCCAAAGATCTCCTTGAACTAATGCTGATCCATCAGACTGTGTTGTGGGTTCAGTAGCTTTAACTTGAGGACCATTGGGATCAGTGGCTGGAAATTCATTTAGATAACCCACCCAAGTAGTGCCATCATGCACCAAAATATCTGCTTCGTCAACCACAGAATTGTACCATAGTTTTCCATCTGCAGCCATAGAAGTGATTGCGCTATCGCTGGCCACATAACTTAACACTTCAAAGTTAGAGGCTCTGTATCCGTCTGTAGCATCGTCGTAATTTTCAAAATAGAAGTTGTCGCTGGTTTCGTCCAGATCCATGATTGTGTTTAAAAAAGTTTTAGAAGTGGGATTTAAAGGTTTGATTATAAAATCTCCTCCTGCAGCATGTGTGAATACCACTCTGCCTTCTGCATCCACAGCAGCAGATAAATGAATGAAAGTTTCTGCATTGATTGCAGCAGCAATTTTGTCTCTTACCTGAGTTGCTGTGTCACCACTTTGGATAGATATTTCTATAGCACCTGGAGTTGGTTCATTCAATTGATCAGTGCCTTTTTCAGTTTCTGAAATGGTGTATGTGACTAGTACAGTTGCAACAGCGGCTGCAATTATTTTAGTTTTAATTATTGTTGCGCCGGTATTTTTTCTTCTCTTGATCACAAAATATATTGGGCTG